GCTAAAAATCCTCCAATGGACAAAGCTATTCTTACAGAATGGTTTAAGAAATTTATAGAAGAAATAGGTATGAAGGTTATGATGGGACCATACGTAAAGTATTCTCATATGATCGGGAATCGTGGAATTACAGGTGCTGCAATTATTGAAACATCTCATATAGTAATGCATGTATGGGACGAACCTGACCCCGCCTTGCTTCAGTTTGATGTTTACTCATGCGGTGAATTTGATCCTGAAACAATATGTAATAAGATAAAGAAAGACTTTAATACCACTAAAATAGAATATAAATTCCTTGATAGAGAACATAATTTAAAAGAATTACATAAAATAAGTTACTTGAAATCAGAAAATTAATCGTTATATATCCACTAGGTTGCATCATGTGGATGGACCTATTAACTTGCTTAACAAAGGAGATAATAATGACTTTCAATTCATTATTCCCAAATAATGGTTTACTTGATGTAAACAAATTACAAAAAGAAATATTCAAAGGATCAACAAAATTTTTTGATGATGCTTTTGAAAATATTTTTGACACGTGGTCAAAAGTACAATCATTTCCATTCTATAACGTAGTAAAATATTCAAAAGGTAAATACGGTTTAGAAATTGGTTTAGCTGGATACAATAAAGAGAACGTACTTGTAGAAGTTAAAGATGGTATCTTAACAGTAGAAGGCAAAGTAGAAAATAAAAATGTAGACTATATTAAACAAGGTTTAGCATTTAGAAAATTTTTCAAACAGTTTGAATTAGCTAAAGATGTAATAGTTGATGAAGCTGAAATGAAAGATGGTTTACTTAAAATTAAATTTGGTTTTAATGAACCAAAAGAAATTGAAGGTGTTAAAATAGAGGTAAAGTAATGATACCTTATACACCTTGTGAAAATGATTGGTTATCTAAATCCAATCTTTCAATTCTTCACCCATTACTTTAGAAGCAATATCTACTTTTTTGCGGAGGGCCTTTACGATTTTTTCATCTACTGTGCCCTCTGCTATAATATCTATATAAGTCATTTTTCTAGTTTGACCTGCTCTATTTATCCTAGCTTCAGATTGAGTTCTTTTTTCTAAATCATATCCATTAGAATAATAAATCATAACATTAGCAGCAGTTAATGTGATTCCATATCCACCCGTTTGTGGTGTACCAATTAAAAATCTAACTTTACTATTTTGATCTTGCATAAGTTTAATATTGTTTTGTCTTTCATCACTTGGAGTATCTCCATAATAAGTTACAAAAGAATCAGGTCCATATTTTTTAGATATAGCTTTAACGATAGATTCAATATCATGTTTATAATGAGCCCATATAACAGCTTTGTTTTCTACTTCATCTAATATTTCCATTAGTGCATCTAATCTTTCATTTTTAATTTCTTGGACTATTCCATCATCAGATTTAAAATGACCACAAGTTATTTGATGTAGTCTCATCAACTGAACTAAAGCAGTAGCTGTTGTCATAAGTTTACCATCCATTTGTGCTAAAGCTAATTGTTTCATAGATTCATAAATCTTTTTTTGTTCTGGACTTAATTGAATAATTCTTTTTGTATATGTGTAATTAGGTAAATCCAGGCAATCTTCTTTTAAAATTCTAAAAGAAAAGGGTTCTAATTTTTCAGAAAGTTCCCCAAGATTTCTATAGCCAATTACTATTTGAACAGATCTACCACCAAAGTTAGCTGTTTTTAAAACAGCATATCTGCTTTTAAATGCATAGTAAGAAGTATAATCTAATAAACCTTCACCTAAAAATTCACATTGTTTATATAAATCTAATGGAGATTTAGTTACAGGTGATCCAGTTAATATTCTTCTATACTTAGCTTCTCTTCCTAATGAAACAATAGATTTAGTTCTAATAGCATCTGGATTTTTAATAGTAGTTGATTCGTCTATTGCCATTAAAGTTTCATGACAACTCATAAACTTATGAGCAAACTCTAAACCTTTTTTAGTTGAGAATGCTTCTACATTCATAACTAATATATGAAGATCTACTTCTGATTCAAATAAAGAATCTAATAATAGTTTTTGTGATTGACTAACAGTTGATTTCCATAATACCATTTTTTTCTCTACATGAGTTGGCATATGATTTGGAATTTCTAAATCAAACCAGTTTTGATAAACACCTTTAGGAGCTACAATAAGAGCTCCATTGATTTTACCTTTATCATAAAGCATTGCTATATTATCAATAAGAACCTTTGATTTACCGGTCCCCATCTCCATAAAATAAGCAAAAGAAGCTTTATTCCATGACTTTTCTAACGCAGTTATTTGATGTGCGTATGGCTTAGTTTTAAATTTATAATTCATAATATTTTACTTTATCTTTCTATAAAAATACATTATATCACATGTATAATTTATATGTCAAGTAAAGAAAGTATGGACACAACTGTATATGTAATACAAGAATTACCTGGTACAAGAGCAGGTCAACCTAAATTTAATATTATGGGTGCCGCTAAATATGGTAAATTGAAGGTATTACTACCCGAATATTCTCAAATGGTATTAAGTCCAGGCCCTCTTATTATTAAATTAAGATCTTTATTAAAAGATTATACAGAAAAAGATTATTTACTACTTACAGGTGATCCTGCAATTATTGGTGTAGCATGCTCTATTGCTGCAGATATTACTAATGGTAGATATAATTTATTAAAATGGGATAGACAAGAACAAGTTTATTACCCGATAGAAATTAACTTGTTTGAAAAAGGTAAAGTAGAAGAAAATTAATTTCTCCTATATCTTGACATATTAATAAAAAGGAACTATAATTAGTTCCATGAGTAAAATAGAAAGAAAGTTAACAACTAATAGAAAGAAAAAAATATGAATATAAACTTTGAACAAGACCAAACAGAGTCTATCACACAAGTTAATGATGCTAAATCTTTATCTGATCAAGTTCTTAAATTAAAAAGTCTTGAAGATAAAATTGTTTTAACAGAAGCAGCTTTAAAAAAATTACAAGAAGAAGCAGATATTCTTTCTGGTGATGTCATTCCTACAATGATGCAAGAAATGAATATCTCAACATTGAAATTAGCAGATGGTTCCGCTGTAGAAGTGAAACCCATCTACGGTGCTTCTATTTCCGCTGAGAGGAAAGAAGAAGCATTTAACTGGCTTCGTACAAACGGCCTAGGTGATCTTATTAAAAATGAGGTTACCGTTTCTTTTGGTCGCAACGAAGATAACAAGGCAATTGCTTATGCAAACCTTGCGGCAGAGCGTGGATATCAACCTTCCCAGAAATTAAAGGTTGAACCAATGACTCTCAAAGCATTGGTCAGAGAGCGTATCGAAGCTGGGAAAGATATGCCCTCTGATCTATTTAACGTGTTCGCAGGAAACAGAACCAAAATAATAAGGAAATAAACATGAACAAAGCACAGAGTACAATGGACCAAGGAACAAAAAAGTCCAACGCAGTAGCTGAGAAAATAGCTGCGGGAGCTTTAGCTGTAAGCATTTTTGAAGATGATGCAGATAAAGGTCTAGGTAATATAGGTCATGAAGATCTAGCATTACCTTTTCTTAAAATACTAGGACAACTATCTCCAGAAGTTAATAAAAGAGATGGTAAATACGTTCAAGGTGCAGAGCCTGGAATGATTTACAATTCTGTAACTGGAGAATTATTTGATGGTGAAAAAGGAATCAACGTTCTACCATGTCATTACAAATTAGAATACATTGAATGGCAAGATAGAGGAGAAGGTTCCGGTGCTCCAGTTGGAATACACTCTTCATCAAGTGATGTAATGACTAAGACAAAAAGAGATGCTTCTTTTAAAGACAGATTACCAAATGGTAATTATGTTGAAAAAACTGCAAGTCATTTCTTAATCGTTTGTGGTCAAACTCCAACTACTGCTTTACTTGCTATGAAATCTACGCAATTAAAGATTAGTAGAAAATGGAATAGTATGATGGCTGGTATTAAGATGAAGGGTAAAAATGGTTTATTTACTCCAGCATCTTTTAGTCACATATACAAATTAAGAACTGTTCAACAATCTAATGATAAAGGCACATGGTTTGGTTGGGAAGTTAATAAAGTAGGTCCTGTTGAGGATGCTGCTTTATATCAACAAGCTAAAGCATTTGCTGAAAGTGTTTCTAAAGGAGACGTAAAAGTGAAACACGGTGAGACTAACGGATCTGATAAAGGATCTGAAGCTCATTTCTAATTCCTTTCGTTGATATGTGGGCAAGCAATTGCCCACATTAAATAATTATAGAGGGCTAAATGGAAAGAAAGTTTATAGAATATTTTACTGGGTTACAAAGAAATTTTGGTTTTGCAGATTTAACTAAGAATATAAAAGATCCTACCACAGGTAAATTAAAACCAGAATATGGTTGGTCAAAACAACCTATAACTGATGAAGATTATTTAGATCATTTAAAAGGAAACAAATCTATAGGTATTCAACCATGTAATGATGAAGGCATGGCTAGGTTTGGTGCTATAGATATTGATTCTAAAGATTATAAAGATTTTTCAATTAAAAAATATTTGGACATCATAAAACAATATGACCTTCCTTTAATACCTATTAAATCTAAAAGTGGTGGATTACATCTTTATGTATTTTTGAAAGAACCAGTTAAGGCATTAATCATTAAAAAATTTTTAGAAAGTTTATTATTTACATTGCAACTTCCATTAAGAATAGAAATATTTCCTAAGCAAACAGAATTAGGTAAAGATTCAG